GTTGGCTGTGAGCTACGTGCGGCGCATCCACCTGGCGCGACGGTGCGACGACTGCCGGCGCCTCTTCATCCCGAGAAGCGAGAAGGCGCGCTGCTGCTCGCCGAGATGCCGCCTGCGGGCCTGGCGACGGAGGTCCCCATGATGAAAAATCGTTTCAAGTTGCCCGCGCCCGAGGTCGACCGGGCGCTGGAGGTCGCCGGCCTGGGCCTGATCGTCGTCGCGGCGGGCCTGGCGTTCGGCCTGGCGCCGGCGCTGGCGCTCGGCGGCGTCGCCCTCGTAGTGGTATCCTGGAGCGTGGGAAATGGCTAAGGTGCTATGACCACCGTTCTGAAATCGCTGCTCAACCGGGCGCCGCCCACCGTCGGCCGGTCCAGCTCCATCCTCTCCGGCGCTGGCTTCGGCCCGAACATGGAGTCGCAGCTCCGCTCGATGACGGCGGTCGGAACGCTCTTCGCCATCGTCGACAGCATCTCCGAGGCCGTCGGCGCCGTGCGGTGGGGCCTCTACCGCGGCGACGACGAGGTTCCCGACCACCCGGCAGCGCGGCTCTGGGCCATGCCCAACCCGTTCACGTCGACCGGCGAGTTCCTGCAGACCACCCAGCAGCACTACGAGCTCGCCGGCGAGAGCGTCTGGTACGTCGGCTACTCGAACCTGGGCATGGGCCCGCCGCTCGAGCTGTGGCCGGTGCGGCCGGACCGCGTGACGCCCGTCCCGGACGCCGACCGCTTCCTGGTCGGCTGGGTCTACCGCAACGCCGGCGAGCAGATACCCTGGAGCGTCCGCGAGGTCGTCCAGCTCAGGCGCCCGTCGCCGCTCGATCCGTACCGCGGCATCTCGCCGGTCGCGGCCGCCCTGGCGGACATCTACGGCGAGCAGGCGGCCGCGTCGTACAACAACATGTTCTTCCGCAACAGCGCCGAGCCGGGGGGCATCATCGAGGTCGACCGGCACCTGTCCGACGCCGAGTGGGAGGAGATGATCGCCCGCTGGGGCGAGCAGCACCAGGGCATCGAGCGGTCGCACCGCATCGGCGTCATCGAGAAGGCGAAGTGGGTCGAGCGCAAGTACACGATGCGGGACATGCAGTTCGAGGCCCTGCGCAAGCTCAACCGCGAGTTCATTCGCGAGGCCTTCCGCTACCCGAAGTCGATGCTGGGCTCGACCGAGGACGTCAACAAGGCGAACGCGCTGGCAGCCGGCTACGTCTTCAAGGACTGGCTGATCCGCCCCCGCGTCGAGAAGGTCAGGTCGGCGCTGAACAGCAAGCTCCTGCCGCTCTTCGGGACGATGGGCCAGGGCCTCGAGTTCCGCTACGGCGAGCAGGGCGACAATGAGATCCTCGAGGACGACCGCGAGCTGGCGATCAAGGCCCGCGAGACCGATGCGACGATCGTCAAGATGCTCGTCGAGGCCGGCTTCGACCCGGCGGACGTGCTCGCCTACGTCGGCCTGCCCGAGCTGGGCTACGTCGGCGCTCCGAGCATGGCCGCGATGGGCAACCGCCTCGGCCGGCGCCCGCTCGCGCAGGACGACGGGGCGCGGGAGCTCTGGGGGCAGGCCGAGGCACTGAAGGTCGAGCACCCGTCCTGGACGCAGGAGCAGCTCGCCGAGGAGCTCCACCTCAGCGCCCGGCAGCTCCGACGCTACCGCGAAACCTTCGCGTAGCAGGCATGGCTTCATGCAGTTCCTCCGGCCGCGGCGTAAGGATGAGCTGCCTGAGCATGTCGACTACCGCGACACCGGATGTCATGTTCATCCGAGTTGCCTGAGCTGCCCGCTTGAGCGCTGCCTCTTCGACGATCCGCGTGCTTTCTACCGGCGCCGGTCGGAATCGCGGGTGCTGGCCATGATCGTGCTCGTGAGCCAGGGCTTGACACCGACCGAAGTGGCGCGCAACCTCGGGGTCTCGCGGCGGACCGTGTTTCGCTGGCTAGCCGGTACGAAAGGCTAAACGAGCCCGTCACGGACGAACGGAGGAAGAGGGCACGATGAAAGGGCGGTTCCGCCGCTATCCGGCTCGGTTCCTGACCCGCTTTGATGTCCTCCGCGCATCGGAGGCCGGCTTGCCACCGCCGCCGAAGCCGCTTCTTCTGCGGGCCTTGCGCCTCCTTTCGCGTGAGGACTATCCGAGGCCCCAGGGCCTCTACAACTCGCGCCGCCGGCTCTTTGTTGAGAAGAGCGCGGCGGTCCGGACGGCGAAGCGGACCTTGAACGCTTAGTTTCCGTCCGCATTAAAGTCCTTTGCCGTCCGCCGGCGGGGGTGCTCGTGTGTCCATGCTATCCCCATGGACCTCGAGGAGCTGCTCCAGCGAGCGGCGATCCTGAAGCAGAACCGGCCGCAGGCGCGGTCCGGCGCCACCTGGTATCGCGTCACGGCCCGCCAGGGTGAGGCCGAGGTTTACCTCTACGATGAGATAGGCGCCTTCGGCATCACCGCCCAGGCCTTCGTCCAGGAGCTCGCGCAGCTCGACGCCGACAGCATCCGCCTCCACCTCAACAGCCCCGGCGGCGACGTCTTCGACGGCATCGCCATCTACAACGCTTTGAAGGCCCATCGGGCCCAGGTCAACGTCCAAGTCGACTCCCTGGCAGCCTCGATCGCGTCCGTCGTCGCCATGGCGGGAGACCGCGTCGAGATCGCCGGCAACGCCCAGGTCATGATCCACGACGCCCGCGGCCTCGCCATCGGCACGGCCGACGACATGCGCGAGCTGGCGGAGCTGCTCGACGCGTCGAGCGACATCATCGCGGCCATCTATCAGGCCCGCGCCGGCGGCCAGACCCGGAGCTGGCGGAAGGCCATGAAGGCCATCACCTGGTATCGCGGCAAGGAAGCCGTCGACGCCGGCCTCGCCGACGCCGTGTTCACGCCGGCGCCGCAGCGCGCCGGGTTTGTCCAGCAGCTGGACGAACAATTGCCGGCAACACCGGCGACCATCGACTACGCCTCCCTCTTCCGGGAGGCCATGGAAGCACAGGAGGTGCTCACGTGACCACGATCGCCATCCCCGAGAAGAGCGAGGAGCTCGCCGAGCTGCTCACCGACGACAAGCGCCGCGGCGAGATCTTCGCCGACGCCGAGGCTACGAAAGACTTTCTCGCGAAGTACGTCAGGGCCACCAACAGGGCGGGCGACGTTGCGAAGCAGGTCGCCGACGAGGTGCAGAAGGGCATCGTCGCTTTCCTCAAGGACAACGGCGTCCAGCGCCCCGACCTGACCCCGAGGCCGCTGGCCGGGAAGGGTGCGGCCTACAGCCGCCACGCCATCGGCGCCGTGCTGGACAAGGAGTTCGACTCGATGGCGGACTTCCTGACCTCCACGTGGCACCGCAACGCGGACGGTGCCGACAAGTGGCGGCGCATCCGCAACGACTACAGCTCGGTTGACCCCTCGGCCGGCGGCTTCCTCATCCCCGAGGTGCTGCGCGCCGAGGTGCTGAGGGTCTCGCTGGAGTCGGCCATCGTCAGGTCCCGCGCCCGCGTCATTCCGATGGACTCGCTGCGTGTGCCGTTCCCGATGATCGACTCGACCTCCAACGCCTCCAGCGTCTACGGCGGCATCGTCGCCTCCTGGACGGAGGAGGGCGCCGAGATCAGCGAGAACGAGGCGAAGTTCGGTCGCATCCTCCTGGAGGCCAAGAAGCTGGCCTGCCGGTGTGACGTGCCGAACGAGCTCCTCCAGGACTCGATCGTCTCCTTCGCGGCGTTCATCGACAGCATCCTCCCGGACGCCATCGCCTGGTTCGAGGACGACGCGTTCATCAACGGCTCCGGCGTCGGCGAGCCGCAGGGCTTCCTCAACAGCCCGGCGCTGGTGAGCGTCAGCCGCGCCACGGTCGACCTCGTCGCCTGGGCGGACATCGTGGGCCTCTACTCGCGGATGCTGCCGGCCTCGCTCGGCCGCGCCGTCTTCGTCGCCTCGCACGACGTGTTCCCGCAGCTCGCGACGATGACGCTGGGGACGGGCACCGCCGGTATCTGGATCAACAACGGCGCCGTGGGGCCTCCGATGACGATCCTCGGCCGGCCGGTCATTTTCACTGAGAAGATGCCCAAGCTCACCGACCCGTCCGCCATGGCGTTCGTGGACTTCGGGTACTACCTGCTCGGCGACCGCCAGCAGATGCGCGCCGAGAGCTCCCCGCACGCCCAGTTCGTCAACGACAAGACGGTCTACCGGATCATCGAGCGCGTTGACGGCCGGGGCTGGGTACAGTCGCCGATCACGCCGAAGAACGGCTCGGCCACCACGCTCAGCCCGTTCGTGGCGCTGGCCACGTAGGAACCTAGCAGGGGGCGGCAATCAACCCCCGCCCTCTGACGAATCAAAGCCCCGCCCCGAGGCAGTAACTCCCCGAGGGGCGGAGGAAAAGAGGAACGGAACATGCTTGGACTCGGACGGCTCTACGACATAGGACTCGCGTTCGCACCAGTCGACCTCGGGACGGCCGGCTTCACCGGCAAGCGCCACAAGGTCAAGGGTAGCGGCGTCGACATCGTGCTCATCTACGGCGCCGGCACGGACGGCGACGACCCCGTTCCCTCGCTGCAGGAGCACTCGGCGGCTACGGGCGGCACGTCGGCAGCCCTCGCGGTGCTGAGCACGATCTACGCCAAGCGCGAGACGACCCTGGACAACGACGAGACGTGGGAGAAGACGACGCAGACGGCTGCTGCGATCATGACGGCCGTCGCCGACGACGCCCAGAAGCAGAAGATCTACGTGATCCACGTGCCTGCGGCGGCTCTCTCGGCCGGCTTCGAGTACATCTCGGTCGACCAGGCCGACCTGTCGAACAACGCTCAGCTTGCCTGCGGCATCTACCTGGACACCGACCTGACCGTCCAGCGGACGCCGGCGAACCTCATCGCGAGCTTGAACTAGGAGACGGCTAGATGGCCGGAACTGTCTCGGTCGCCTACTCCATCGTCGACCGCACCAGCCCTGCGGCGGCGTTCCCGCCGATCAAGCGGGCGGTCATCGACTGGGTGTCCTCGGCCGGTGGCGGCGCCGACGGCGCGGTCGTCCTCGAGGGCGAGATCCTCAAGGTCGTCACCAACCCCGGCGCCACCGCGCCCACGGACAACTACGACGTCACGCTCGTGGACGAGGACGGCTTCGACGCCCTGGAGGGCTACGGGGCAAACCGCGACACGGCGACGACCGAGGCCGTCTACCCGTTGAAGAAGGAAGAGGTGACGTTGGCTGGCACGCTCACCGATAGGGGCGTGGTGGCACAGCGCGTCGTGGTCAGCGGCGCCTACACCTTCACCGTCGCCAACGCCGGCGACACGAAGGCCGGGCGCTGCACCATCTACTTCAGGTGAGTCGATGCAGCTCTTCCCGAAGCGCGCCGCCTGCCCGAGATCGCCCGAGGAGGCGCTCTACGACCTCCACGGCCGGGTTACCGGCCTCGAGGTCAAGGTGGGCTTCATCCTCTGGGCGGTGGGCATCGGCGCCGTCGCCATGGTCGGCCAGCTCGCCGATCTGATCGTGAGCAGGCTGTGAGCTACGAGAAGCTCGTCTCCATCACCAAGGAGGCGCGGGAGATCGCGGAGCAGGAGCGGCAGCGTCCGCTCGTCGCGTGCCCCGTCTGCGGCGCCCTCCTCCAGAGCAACGCCAAGGGCGTCCTCAACTGCCCGATGGGGCACTTCCGCACGAACGAAGTAGGAGGTGGAGCCTCGACGAGATAGCGCCGCCGCGGGCCGGTTGCCCATCGCCGACCCCCATCGTCGAGGCTCCGCCTTTCGCCCTGGAAAGCAAGGGGAACGGTGAGCCAGCCTACCTACGCCAGCAGAGAAGCCCTGAAGGCCGCCGCCAACGTCAACGGCGTCGACGAGGACGCCGCGCTCGACCGAGTCCTGCAGGCGGCCTCCCGCGCCGTCGAGCGCTCCACGCGCCGCCGCTTCTACCCCAGCGTCGAGACCCGGGTCTACGACTACCCTGCCCGCGACCGCGGCCCCTATCGCCTGTGGCTGGACGGCGACCTCCTGGAGGTCGAATCGCTGACGAGCGCCGGCGTCGAGATCGCCGACTACTTCCTCGAGCCGGCGAACTACGGGCCGCCCTACAACCGCATCGAGATCGACCTCGCGGGTGGAGAATCGTTTCAGTCGGGCGACACCTGGCAGCGCCAGGTCGCCGTCGAGGGCGTCTGGGGCTACTGCGATGACGAGGCCGCGGCCGGCGCCCTGGCCGAGGCGGACGACGGCAGCGAGACGGCGCTGGACGTGACGGACTCCAGCCTCGTCGGCGTCGGCGACCTCATCCACATCGGCGACGAGCGCCTGGTCGTCACGGAGAAGGCGCTGCTGACCACCGGCACGACCATCGCCGCCGATCTCGCTGCCGACAACGCGGAGGTCACCGTGGCCGTGGCGAGCGGCCCGGCCGTCAAGAAGGGCGAGATCGTCACCGTCGACGCGGAGCGGCTGCTGGTCGTGGACGTCGCCGGCGACAACCTCGTCGTCAAGCGCGCCTGGGACGGCTCTGTCCTGGCCGCCCACACCTCCGGCGCCACCGTCTACGCGCCGCGCACGCTCACCGTCGTGCGCGGCGCCGCCGGGACGACGGCGGCCACGCACAGTAGCGGCGCCGCCATCGCCAGGAACGTGCCGCCGGGGCTCGTCACCGAGCTCGTCATCGCCGAGGCGATCGCCGCCCGCGAGCAGGAGAAGAGCGGCTACGGCCGGAATGTGGGCCAGGGCGACGGGGCCCGGGAGCTGCGCGGCGTCGGCCTCGCTGACCTGCGCGACCGGGTCGACGAGCTCTTTTTGCGTCGTCGGACGGGGGCGGTCTAGCGATGGCCAAGTTTACCTTCCCCATCGAGTACATAGGGCCGTTCTGGACGCACAAAGAGGAAATGCGGCAGGCCCTCGAGCAGGCGGCCAACGTGACGGCTGAGCAAGCCTACGGCGAGATTAAGGGCTACCTCGGCACGGTGCTCAAGAATCCTACCGGCGCCTACATGGCGGCGATCCACAAGGACGTGAAGGGCAGCTTCGCGCAGGTCGGCGACGGCAAGGTCGTCTACGGCCCCTGGCTCGAAACCGGCCGCACCATGGGGTCTGGTGGCCAGTTCAGGCGCACGCGCTTCAAGGGCTACACCGCTTTTCGCAGGACGCGCCGGAAGATCGGCAAGATGCTGCGCGAGGCGGCGAAGGAAGCTGCCGCCCGCGCCGTGGCCGCGCTCGGGGGGTCGTCCGGTGGCTAGCGTGCCCGCCAGGGCGCCCTGGAGCGGCAGGGGGCCGCGGGCGGCAGATGCGCGGCTCGTCATCCACTACGGCGGCCTGGGGGCTCTGGAGCGGCTGGAGCGCGCCCGGAAGCGCCGGCCCAACCGCAGGACGAGGAGGCGGCGCTGATGGCCTCCCAGATCGGGACCACTCTCTCCAACCTCGTCTCGGCGCTGAAGGCGCTCGGCATCTTCTCGAGCGTCGCCACCGTGGAGCCGAAGGGCGCGCCGGGCAAGGGGCTGACGGCGGCGATCTTCTTCGCCAGCGCCGCGCCGGCCGCTGGGGCCAGCAGCCTCAAGCGCGCCAGCGGCCTCTACGTCTTCACCGTGCGGGTCTACACGGACATGCTCGCGGAGCCCACGGCCAGCATCGACCCGGAGCTCGTCGCCGCCGTCGACAAGGTGATCGACGCCCTCGCCGGCGACTTCGACCTGGGCGCGACGGTGCGCAACGTCGACTTCTTCGGCGCCCAGGGCACGCCCCTGCGGGCCGAGGCGGGCTACATCGAGGCCGGCGGGAAGATGTTCCGCATCGTGGACGTGACGCTGCCCCTGGTGGTCAATGACGCCTTCAGTGAGTTCGTGCAGTAGGAGGAAGTGATGAGCAAGACGATAGACAAGGTCGCGAAGAGATACAGGGCGCTCGTCTCGATGAGCCTCCGCCGCTCGCCGAACCCCTCGAGCGAGCTGTACGAGCAGTGGCACGACTGGGGGCCCGGCGACGTCTTCGAGGCGCCGGCGCACCTGAACGTCCCGCTGGCCCTTGAGCGCGGGATCATGGAGGCCGTCGATGGCTAAGCAGTCCGGGCTCGGCGACAACCTCTACGTCGATGGCTACGACCTCAGCGGCGACGTCGGGGCGGTTCAAACGCTGACTCAAAGTCAGGGCCAGCAAGATCAGACCAGCCTCGACAAGAGTGCGATGGAGCGCCGAGGTCTGCTCCTCGACGGCAAGATAGCCTTCAACAACTTCTTCAATGATGAAGAGGGCTACCCTGCCGGTGCGTTCACCGTCCTGAAGCAGCCTCCATCGGCCGACCGGATCGTGACGTTCTGCCATAAGACCACGCTCGGCAATCCCGCCGCCTGCATGGTCGCGAAGCAGAGCAGCTACAGCTTGGCACGGGCGGCAGATGGCTCGATCCTCGGCACGTTCGATGCAGAGGCCAACGGCTACGGTCTTGTCTGGGGCGTGCAGCTGACCGCTGGCAAGGTCACTCACGCGAGCGCGGCAAATGGTACGGGTCTCTACAGCGGTGTCGCTGCCGACTCCACGGCGGGCCTCACGGCCTACGGCCACTTCTTCGCTATCGGTAGCGGCACCCCGACGGTGAAGCTGCAGGAGTCGGACGACGACGGCGCCACAGACGCCTACGCGGACGTGGCGGGTGGCACCTTCGGAGTAGTCACGGCTCCAACAGCAGCCCGCATTGCCACGGCGCCTGACCTTTCGGTCGAGCGTTGGCTAAGAGTGAAATCCACGGGCACGTTCACCGGCCTGGTGTTCGCCGTGACCGTGATTCGAGGCTAGTAGCGAGCGCGGCTTACAGCGCAAAGGAGAACGATGGCTAAGGAAGGATTGTCCATAGTCACTATTTCGGTCGACGACTCAGGCGGTACGGCGCGAGACCTGAGCAACGACATCCTGTCGGCGACGCTGACGACTCCACAGGGCCAGTTCGACATGACCGGCCTGGACAAGTCGGCCATCGAGCGCCTGGGCGGCTTGATGGACGCGAAGCTCAGCCTGCACATGACGTTCAACGACGCCGCAGGCGCCAGCTTCCAGGTCTTCAAGAACCCGTCCGTCAACGTCGGCGGGGCGGCAGGACGCACGGTGTCCTACGCCGTCTCCGGCCAGACCCTGCCGATGGAGATGCTGATCACCAGTGTCAGCTATCCACGCGGCGCGGATGGCGTTCAGTATATTGACGCTGAGCTTGAGCTGTGCTCAGGAACGGTTCCCACGTGGGCTTAGTTGTTCAGTCTCTTCAAGCTCTGTCCGGTCCTGCGGGCAGAGTAGCGTCGAGACACTTCCACGGGGCCGTCTGGGGACGGCCGAGGAGGAGACATGGGCTACACAGTCACCAGGGCAACGGTCAAGCTCGTCTTTGAGGGCACGTCCCTGGCCGGCGCCGAAGTCCTCTGCAAGAGCACGTCGCTCGGCTCGTACTTCGAACTGGCGGAGCTGAAGTCTGACCCAACTGCCGCTCGCACGCTTATCCGCGAGTTCGCGGAGCACGTGTTGGACTCTTGGAATCTCGAAGAGGAGGACGGCTCAGCCATCCCCTGCACCGAGGCGGGCCTGCTGTCCCTCGATCCGACGACTGTGATGGCCATCATCGAGGCGTGGGCGGACGGGCTAGGAGGGGTGAGAGGCCCTTTAGACGACAGCTCGAACAGTACGGACACCTAGGACTACCTGAGTTGAAGCCGTTCGAGCTGGTCAAGGCAGAGGTCGTCTTAGGACTCTGCGACCGCTGGGCCAAGCTGCCCTCAGAGGTGCTGGCCGAGGACGCGGAGACGCTAGTACATCTGCTCGCGGTTGCGAAGCTGGGCAAGAGGGACATAGTTGGCTAACGAGATAGTCATCTCCATCAGGGGCAAAGACGATTTCAGCGCGACCATCGACGGCGTGCAGAAAAAGGCCGGCGGCCTCGGTGATGTCCTCGGCAAGGTTGGCACCATCGCCGGCGGCTTCCTCGCGGCCAATGTCATCCAGGGCGGCGTCCAGAAGCTCACCGGCTTCATCGGCGACTCCATCGCGGCGGCTAAGGAATCCATCGCGGTCGATGCCCAGCTCGCGGCCGTCCTCAAGTCAACTGGCGGTGCCGCAGGCGTCACGGCCGAGGAAGTCAAGGGCTGGGCTAGCGCGCTTGAGAAGGCGTCGCTGTTCGAGGACGAAGCGATCCTTAAGGGCCAGAACCTGCTTCTCACGTTCACGGGCATCGGCAAAGAGACGTTCCCCCGCGCTACGCAGGCGATGGTCGACATGGCGCAGGCGATGGGCACCGACGCCTCGGGCGCGGCCATCCAGCTCGGCAAGGCGCTGAATGACCCTACACAGGGCATCTCGGCTCTGTCCCGCGTAGGCGTGTCCTTCACCGACCAGCAGAAGGAACAGATCAAGGCGATGCAGGAGGCCGGCGACATCGCCGGTGCGCAGGCGATCATCCTGGCCGAGCTTGAAAAAGAGTTCGGCGGCTCCGCGAAGGCCGCGTCTGACGCTGCTGGCGCCAGCGAGCAGTACAAGGATCGCATGAATGACCTCAAAGAGCAGATCGGCAGCAAGCTGCTCCCCATCCAGGAGAAGTGGATGGAGCTTCAGGCCAAGGTGGTGAGCTTCATCGCCGACACGGTGATCCCGACCGTCGAGACGTTCATCAAGTACCTCAAGGCTGTCGTACAGGACGGCGACACCCTAAACGACTGGCTGGCCGGTATGCCCGAACCGCTGCAAGGCTTCGCAAAGGCAGTCGGCGAAGTGGTGTTGTTCGTCAAGGAACACTGGTCGCAGATCGAAGCCGTCTTCGCTTTCGTGTATGACTTCGTGAAGGCGAAGATCGAGGGCATGATCCAGGTCATCGGCGCGGTCGTCGAGATCGTAACGAGCGTGGTCAACTTGGTCTCCGACCTGTTTCACGGCCGCTGGGCGCAGGCGTGGGGCGAGATGAAGGACATCGCTGGCGCCATTGTTGACGGCCTGCTTGGCTACATCGCGTTTCAGTTCGGGAACATCCCCGGGATCATCCTCGGCTTCGCAGGCGACGCCGCGAACGCCGCTGCTGAGCTTGGCAACAGCATCGCCAAGGGGTTGGGCAATGCGGTGATCGACGGGGTGAACTTCGTCATCCGCCAGATCAACACGTTCTTGCGGAAGGTGTCCTCGATCAAGATTCACATCCCCGAGGTTGACATCCCGCTCGTAGGCAAGGTCGGCGGCGGCACCGTTGGGATGCCTGACCTCGGTAGTATCGAGGAGATCGGGGGGCTGGCCAAGGGCGGCATCACGACCGGCCCGATGCTGGCGCTGCTCGGCGACAACCCGTCCGGCCGCGAGGCCGTCATCCCACTGGACTCTCCGCAGGCGCGGGGGGCGCTCGGTGGTGGGCAGCCGGTCAACGTCTACGTCCAGGGCAGCATCCTTAGCGAGCGCGACCTGCTGCGCATCGTCCGAGACGCGCTTGCTAACGGCTCGCTCGCCGCAACCACAGGGTAAGGAGTGCATCGATGCCTCTAGTATTGCCGAATCAGGGAGAGGCCATCGCGGTCAAGGCGTTGCTGAATCACACGGCGCCGCAGAACCTCAGCCTGCGCCTGTACAAGAACGACAAGACGCCCGCCGATGGGGACACCGAGGCGAACTACACGGTCGCGGACTTCGCGGGCTATGCCAGCGTCACGCTGACCGGCGGCTCCTGGGTGGTGGTCGAGGGAGCGCCGACCGAGGCCACCTACGCCCAGCAGACCTTTACTCGCTCGTCCACAGGGGCGGCGCAGACCATCTACGGCTACTACCTGGTGCAGGTGACGAGCGGCAAGCTCGTCTGGGCGGAGCGGTTTGCCGCGGCAGTCGTCATCACCAACGCGGGCGAGACCATCAAGGTGACGCCGCGCATCACGGCGAAGGATGAGGTTGACTAGCTATGGCTTCAGGTGACACACTCTGCCGCTGGACGCCCCTCGATAACGAGCCACCGGCGTCGGCCTACGCGACGCTTGACTTCCGTAACGTCCATCCAGTGTTGGACTTCGACGGCAGCGCTGACGAAGAGGCCGTCTTCTCCGACGTGCTGCCGCGCCACTACGCGGGCGGCGGGCTCACCATCTACCTGCACGTCATGTTCACCTCGGCGACAACGGGCAGCGCCTACTGGCAGGTCGCTATCGAGCGCTGCGACGACGCGTCTCTAGACCTGGACGCGGACAGCTTCGCGGCGTTCCAAGGCGCGGCGGGCAACCCGAACGGCACGTCAGGCAAGATGACGCTGGTCACGATCACGTTCACCAACGGCGCTCAGATGGACTCCCTGGTGGCGGGCGAAGTCTTCCGGCTGAAGGTGCGCCGCGACGCGGACGGCTCCGCTGGTACGGACAACGTGACGACGGACGCCGAGCTGGTGGCTGTAGAGGTCAAGGAGACCTAATTGGCCCGCGCCTTCGACGATGCGAGCAGCCAGTACCTGGAGCTGAACAGCGCGCCCGTCACGGCCGTCCCGCTCACCATGGCTTGCTGGTTCGTGCCGGACGACGCGACGGTCAACCAGACGCTCATGGGCGTCTTCGACAAGGACGTCAACACAGACAGCTTCGAGCTGATCATCGCCGGCAACGAGAGCGGCGACCCCGTGAAGGCAACGGCGTTTGGCGGCGGTAGCTTCAACGAAGCCGTGACAACCGTCGGCTACTCTCAGGACGCCTGGCAGCACGCGTGCGCCGTGTTTGCCTCGGCAAACAGCCGCGCCGCGTACCTGAACGGCGCCAACAAGGGCACGAACAGCTCGAGCCGCACCCCAGCGAACATCGACCGCGTGAGCATCGGGCGTAGGGGCCGCTCCACTCCCAGCTCCTACATGTCGGGCTGGATCGCCGAGGCCGCGATCTGGAACGTGGCGCTGACGGACGCGGAGGTGGCCATCCTGGCGACGGGCGCTTCGCCGCTCTTAGTGCGGCCGCAGAACATCGTCGCTTACTGGCCACTCATCGGGCGCCATTCGCCCGAGATAGACATCAAGGGCGGCTTCGGGCTGACGGTCACGGGCGCAACGGCTGCCGCCCATCCCCGTATCTTCTACCCGCGCCGGCGGACGGCCAGCGGACACCTGGTAGCCGCGAGCTGGAGCTTCGTGGGCTCTGGTGGGATCGTGTTCGGCGGTGAAGCTCTCCCCATAGCTGGACACGTCTTCACTGGCGCTGGGGGGCTCGTCTTCGGAGGCGCCGCTGACATCGGCGACGCGGCGACGACTCCGGCCGTCCTGGTGGACTGGGATGGCGACAGCGACTTCGATGACGCCTACGAAGACATCACGTCCCTTGTTCTCGACCTGCAGACGCTCACCGGCCGCGACTATGCGAGTCAGCTTACCGGCCGTGCAACGCCAGGAAAGCTGCGCGCCGTGCTGAACAACTCAGACGACCGCTTCTCACCATTCAACGCAGAGTCGCCGTTGTACGGGCTGCTAAAGCCCGGACGGCTCGTGACGTTCAAGTACGACCAAACAGCCCTGTGGATCGGACGGCTCTCGTCACTCGTTCCCTCTGTAGGCGGGCTGCGCAAGACGGCCACGCTGGAGGCGGTAGGGCCGATGGCCGAGGTTGCCGACCAGCGCATCCTGCCCCTGATCTCCCTGAATGGCGGCTACGCCGGGGAGCTGATCCAGGAAGCACTCGCGGACTCAGGCATGGACACGGGAGCCATAGAGAACAGTGACGTTCTGCTGGGACCGTTCGGCACAGCCGGAGTGGCTCCGGTCAGCCTGCTCGCTGAGCTGCGCAAGCTGGAAGAGGCCGAGTTCGGCTTCCTGCACGAGGACATCGAGCAGAACCGCCTCATCTTCCACAGCCGGAGCCACCGCCAGAGCCTGCTGACCTCGGCCGTGCTGTTCACCGACGAGCCGAACAGGTCGCTGGGCTACGAGAAGATCGACGAGGCGGATTGGCTGGCCCAGATCTTCAACCAGTGCATCGCCGGAGTCTCGCCGTACATAGACTCGCTGTCCGGCGTCCTCAACACCATCGCAGGGCCGATCATGCTGGGGCCCGGCGAAAGCATCAACCTGTTCGCCACCTACAGCGATCCTGTCGCCGAGTGGCTGGGGCACACGCGGACGATCACGGATGAGACGTCGCCCGTCGCTCCGGCTGTAGCCGATGTCCAGGAGACGGCCTTCCCAACCGCCGCGACCTCGCACCTTGTCGCCATGCCCGCGACCGTGAACGCTGGCGAGCTGCTGCTCTGCATCTGGGCTCAGAAGAGCACCCTGGACACGGTGATTCCTTCGGGCTGGGAGCGGATGAAGAACAGCGCCTCGAACCACCACCACGGCGCCGTGATCGCCAAGATCGCCGCCGGCACAGAAGGCGGCACGACGGTCGACTTCCAGTCCGAGGAGGCGTGCGAGGCTGCCGCGCAGGTCTACCGGATCACAGGCTGGTATGGAGACCTGGAGGGTTTGAAGGTTGGCGGCGTGGCCCTTGGAGTTACAGGAGGGGGCGACCCCGATCCACAGGTGTACTCGCCGCCTTGGAGCACTCTGCCGACGCTCTACATCGCTGCGTTCACCTGCGGCAACTACCACGTCGCCACGGGGGCTCCAACCGGCTATGGCAGCCTCGACACTCTGTACAGCTCACTCGTGGATGGCGACAACGTGAGCCTTGCCTCGGCCCGTCGCACCGCGTCGGTGGCCTCGGAAGACGCTGGCGCCTTCAACACGGACACCATGTCATGGTGGTGGGCCTTCCTGATCGCCGTCCGGCCCAGCCCGGGGGACACGGTGGTCCAAACCTACGAGGAGCCGAGCGGGCGCCTTGGCAGCTTCACCATCGAGTACGACGACGCGCTAGGGGGCGATGTGCAGGCGCACCAGAACATCCAGGTGAGCGGGCTGGCCCTGGTCAAGTACGGCGAGAGCCTTGTTCAGGCTGACGATGCGGCCTCTCAGGCAGCCAGCGGCATCCGCACGTTCAAGGCCGCCGTTTCCCTCTTCCGCAACG